GGATTTAAGTGGCACGGTAACTGATCCTAGAGCAACAGAAATACAAACACCTCCTCTAGGTTCAACACCAGCGCCTGATCCTGATATTATTCAGACACAAACACCATTGACGTCAGAACAAACTATCGATAGAATTAGAGCCTTTGGAGGGAGATAATGGCAAAAGATCCTAAAACAACCGGAGAACACATCATAGCTTTGTATGGCTATATCACAGGATTGAAACGTGAGGTTAGTTCTATTAAGAACAATCATCTCAAACACATGCATCAAGATATTGACAAAATTCATGGCAAGGTAGACAGATTACTCTATTGGTTGCTTGGTGGTCTAGGAATGTTACTTTTGTCTCTTTTCACCATTTTTTACAAATAAAAAGCCGTTTAAATAGCCGTAGAGGCCTGTCTTTTACGTTTTAGGATACTTGGGTACCCCTAAAATTAAGACGCTGAATTAATAAACATTACAGCCAAAATAGCTATGGTTAGTGCTAACATCACCATCATATCCAATCTTTAAGCTCCTCTCCCATTATTTCTGTTGCAATATTAATTTTTTTTCTTAAGGCTTTAACAATCTTCTCATCAATAGTTCCCTCACAAATAATATCTATGTAGTTTATATTCTTTGTTTGACCGATACGATCAATACGAGCCTCTGATTGTTGTCTTAGTAATAAGTCATAACCATTAGAATAATAAATCATGGTTGATGCACCAGTAAGAGTGATACCATATCCCCCTGTTTGCGGAGTGCCAACTAAAAATCTAACGCTGCTATTTGGATCTTGCATTTTTTTAATGGCACTTTGTCTGTCGTCCAAACTTGTTTTTCCGTAGTAAGTAACTACTGAGTTATCCCCATACTCTTTTTTAAGATGTTCAATAATTGTTTCTATGTCGTTTCTCCAATGTGCCCATATTACAACTTTTCCACTAATCTCATTTAAGATGTTAGTAAGTTCTGTGATTCTTTCATTTTTTAAATTTTGAACCTCACCATCATCTGATTTAAAATGACCTGCTGTTATCTGATGAAGTCGCATAAGTTGAGTTAGAACTGTTGCAGTAGTAACGACTTTACCATTTAGTTCAGCAAGCGCTAGTTGTTTCATTTGATTATAAACTTTAGATTGCTCTGGTGTTAATTGTATAATTCGTTTCATGTATGTTTTTTCTGGTAAATCTAAACAATCATCTTTTAAAACTCTGTAAGAAAAAGATTTTAGTTTATCAGACAGTTCCCCTAGATTTCTATAACCAACTACGATTTGCACAGAACGACCACCAAAGTTAGCGGTTTTCATTAGAGCATATCGAGTCCTAAACGTGTAGTAAGAACTATGACCCAATAACCACGGATCAAGGAACTCGCACTGTGTATATAAATCTAATGGTGATTTAGTAACCGGAGATCCTGTTAATATTCTTTTATACTTACCATACCTAGATAGAGACAAAATATTTTTTGTTCTTTTAGCACCAGGATTTTTTATAGTGGTTGATTCATCAATCGCAATCATGGCCTTGTGACATGCTAAAAATCTTTCAGCAAAATCAACTCCTTTTTTGGTTGAAAAAGCTTCCACATTCATAATTAAAACGTTTAGTTCTTCTCCTGTTTTAAATAGAGTTTTTAATTTTAATTTTTGTTTTTGTGTAATATTGGCTTGCCAAAGCACCACATTTTTTTCTATGTGATCAACCATGTGTGTGGGTATCTCTATGTCATACCAGTTTTTATACACACCTTTGGGTGCCACAATTAAGACACCATTAATCTTACCATTATCATAAAGCATGGATATATTATCTATTAATACCTTAGACTTTCCTGTACCCATCTCCATAAAATAGGCAAAATTTTGTTTTTTCCATGACAACTCCAAAGCTTTTAATTGATGTGCGAATGGCTTTGTCTTAAACTTATAATCCATAAATTTTATTTATTCTTTCTATTGACATATTATATAGGATACATTAAATTCAATGTCAAGAAAGTTATGAAGGAAAATTTTGTTTACATATTACAAGATATACCTGGCACAAGGGATGGTCGCCCTAAAATAAATATTATAGGTGCGTCTGAATATGGGAGGTTAAAAGTTTTGTTACCAGAAACTTCTCAAATTATTTTATCACCTGGACCTTTGGTATTTAAACTTCGTAAAATGTTACGAGATTATAAACCAGAAGATTATCTATTATTAACAGGAGATCCTGCTATAATAGGTGTTGCTTGTTCTGTTGTATCCGACATAACAAACGGTAGATATAATTTACTAAAATGGGATAAACAAGAAAGAAGATATTATCCCATTCAAATCAATCTATATGAGAAAGGAGAAATAGATGAGTAAAATAAACTTTGAGGAAGATCAAACATCTTCATTATCTAAAATAGATGATGTTGGTGATTTATCTTCACAAGTAGTAAAACTACAAAAACTAGAGGATGAACTCGCAGATACAGAGGCTCACATTAAAGAACTTAAAAAGAAAATAGAAATGGTTGGAGGTGAAGTTATACCAACTATGATGCAAGAGATGAATGTGAGAACAATGAAATTAGCAGACGGATCCGCTGTTGAAGTAAAACCCGTCTACGGTGCTTCTATCCCTACCGCAAGGAAAGAAGAAGCATTTAAATGGCTTCGAGATAACGACCTAGGTGACCTTATTAAAAATGAGGTAACTGTTTCCTTTGGTCGTAACGAAGATAACAAGGCAGCAAATTATGCTAACCTTGCACAGAGTCAGGGATATCAACCTGTCCAAAAATTAAAGGTTGAATCTATGACACTTAAAGCTTTAGTCAGAGAGCGTATCGAAAATGGACTAGATATGCCCTCTGAACTATTTAACGTGTTCCAAGGAAACAGAACCAAAATAACAAGGAAATAAGAACGATGAGCAAAGCACAAGTAACAACGAAAAAAGAAAATGCATTAGCAACAAATGTTTTTGAAGCTGATGCAAATAAAGGAATCGGTAATCTAACTCAAGAAGATTTAGCGTTACCTTTTCTAAAGATACTAGGACAACTATCTCCAGAGGTTAATAAAAGAGATGGTAAATATGTTGAAGGTGCAGAACCTGGCATGATTTACAACTCTGTGACTTCTGAGTTGTTTAATGGAGAAAAAGGATTAAATGTTATTCCATGTCATTACAGATTGGAATACATTGAATGGAAGGACAGAGGCGATGGCCCAGGAGCTCCCATTCAAATTCATCCATCAACTAGTGATATTTTATCACAAACAACAAGGGGAGCTGACTACAAAGATAGATTACAAAACGGTAATTATATTGAAAAGACAGCTAGTCACTTTGTGATAACCATGGGGGAAACTCCGTCAACTGCATTAATTGCAATGAAATCTACTCAATTAAAAATTAGTAGAAAATGGAACAGCATGATGCAGAGTATAAAACTAAAAGGTAAGAATGGATTATTTACTCCAGCATCTTTTAGCCACATTTATAATTTAAAAACCGTGCAACAATCTAATGATAAAGGTACATGGTTTGGTTGGGAAGTTAGTAAAGTTGAACAGGTGACAGATGCCTCTATGTATCAACAAGCTAAAGCTTTTTCTGACAGTGTTTCAAAAGGAGACATTCAAGTTAAGCATGGCGATAACTCTAATAAAACTAATTCACCTATTTAGTTTAAACAAAAATGGGCAGCTAAAACTGCCCATTTTCAAATCGCATGGAACAGAAATTTATAGAGATATTTAATGGATTAAAAAGAGACTATGGCCACGCTGATGTTTCTAACGGCTATAAAGACACCACAACAGGAAAGTTTAGAGTTAAACATGCTTGGGCTGGAAAGCCCATTACTAACATTGATTATATTCAACATTTAAAAGGCAAAAAATCTATTGGTGTGCAACCTTGTGATGATGAAGGTATGGCAAAATTTGGTGCAATAGATATTGATCCAGATTATAAAAATTTTGATTTAAGAAAATATTTAAAAACTATTGTCGATAAAAAATTACCAGTTATACCAGTAAAATCAAAAAGTGGTGGGTTACACCTTTACATATTTTTAAAAGAAAAGACAAAAGCTACGGCCATAAGAAATTTTTTGGATAAACTTTTGTTTGTCTTAGAACTAGAATCTAATACAGAAATATTTCCAAAACAAACAGAATTAGGAAAAACAGAAAATGGCACACCTATTAATGGTAATTTTATAAATCTTCCATATTATAACAAAAAAGAAAGAGTAGCAGTTAATCCACATGATGGAACAGAGTTTACTTTAGAACAATTTTTACAAGTTGTAGATGCAAACATAAAAACAGCAAGTGAGCTAGAAGAATTTGCAAACTCGCTGGTTAGAGATGAACTAACAGGTGGGGCAGAAGAGTTTATAGATGGTCCGCCTTGTTTGCAAGCATTAACTAAAAATAAATTAACTGATGGTAGAGATCGTTTTTTATATAATTATATGGTTTTTGCGAAAAAAAAATATCCTGATAATTGGGATGAGAAAGTTTTAGAAGCTGCTAGAAACTATTTTTTATATTCATCAAATTGGAATGATGAAAAAGTAAAATTAAAAATTAAACAGTGGAAAAAAGATACTAAAGGTCATACTTGCTCTGAAGATCCAATAGTAAATTATTGTATGAAATCTGTTTGTATTAAAAGAAAATTTGGTATTGCATCAGATAAAAAGAAAAGTTGGCCTATGTTAAGTAATCTCGCACAGATAGATTACAAACCAAACCCAGAATACTATTTTACGGTAGAAAAACCTGGAGGTGAAACAGTTCAAATTCATGTAAACCACGTGAACAAACTTAGAGATCAAAGAGAATTAAAGGGTGTGCTTATGGAGCAAGCACACATAGTTCCACCAACAATAAAAAATTCAGAATTTTTTGAAATACAAACAGCATTATTTAGTAGAGTAGATTTAATTAAACCAGCAGAGGGAACTAGTCAGGAAGAAAAACTTCATGAGTATTTAAATGAATATGTGTTTCAAGTGTTAGCTAACAGTCATACATCATTTAAAAATGGAGCTACATTAATGGATGATGAATATGTTTATTTTGTGTGGAGTAAATTTTTTAATTTTTTAAAAAATAAAGAATGGAAGATGAAAGAGGACAGAACAGGTGTGTTGATGAAAACATTGTACAAAATACAAGACGAAGATTTTGTTTGTAGAAAAAGATATCCAAAAAAATCTGGTGATAAAAAATCTAATCCAGATGTTACTTGTGTTAAAATATTAAAATCTTATTTTAAAAAGGAGGAGTATCAAGACGAAGTAATTTCTATGAAAGATAGAGAAGATATATTATGATAACAAAAGTCTATGGACCACCTGGGACAGGAAAAACCACAAAACTTTTAGAAATAGTTAAACACTACATAGACATAGATACACCGCTAGACAAGATTGGTTATTTTGCTTTTACAAGAAAAGCTGCTAACGAGGCAAAAGAAAGAATGAACAAACCAAAAAAAGATTTACAATATTTTCAAACTTTACACTCACTTGCTTTTCATTCACTTGGACTCAGAGAGGAAAATATTATGCAACCTCACCATTACGAGGACTTAGGTAAAATGTTAAACATAAGAGTCAACTTTCAAGATAAGTATAATGATCAAGAAAGTCACTATCTTACATGTGATAATTTATACTTTCAAATTATTAACAAAGCTAGAAACAAAGATATATCTGTAAGATCTGAGTGGTACACAAGTGAATATATTAACGAAGATGTTAAGTGGGAGCTACTATCTCACATAGCTTTAAATTTAAAAGAATATAAAGTTAAAAATAATTTAATAGATTTTAACGACATAATTTCTATGTTCATAGAAAAAAATGTTTGTCCTGAGTTTGAAGTCGTGTTTATAGATGAAGCACAAGACCTATCACCTTTACAATGGAAAATGTATGATGTCTTAGTAGAAAAATCTCAAGACGTTTATTTAGCAGGCGATGATGATCAAGCTATATTTCAGTGGGCAGGAGCTGATGTAAATAGATTTATTAACGAATCTGGTAGAGAAATATTTTTAACACAGTCACACAGAATACCATCACAAGTTCAACAAACATCAAAAACAATAATTAATAGAATACAAGGACTTAGAGTAGGTAAAAGGTATAGTCCAAAAGATGAAGAGGGTAATGTAACAACCATATCTGATATTAATCAAGTTGATACAACAAAAGGTAATTGGTTAATATTATCAAGAACTGCATCTAAATTAAAAGATATCATGAAACAATTAGAGGAACGTGGAGTTTATTATGAAACTAAAAAGGGAAAGAGTTACACAGTAAAACTTTACAAAGCAATTGTAAACTACACTAGATGGACAAAGGGAGAGAGTATTACGGAAAATGAAATGAAGGACATACAAGAATACACAGACAAGATGGATAAAAAATTAACCTGGTTTGAATCCTTTACTTTCGCACCAAAAAATCAAAAAGATTATATACGTTTAATGCTATCAAATAAAGAAAAATTATTTGAAGATGCAAGGGTAAGACTATCCACCATACACGCAGCAAAAGGGGGTGAGTCTGATAATGTAGTTTTGATTTTAGATAACGCTAGGAAGATTAGACAATCTGTGGAGAATAGTGTAAATAAGAGAGATGAGGAACATAGAGTATGGTATGTAGGTGTTACTCGTGCAAGAAAAAATCTTTACTTAATGAGAGCTAAAATAGAAAGGTACGGATATAATTTATGACGAACCCATTGTTTTTTGAAGCAGTGTTAAAAGACAAAGGTGGGGATCACTATAAAGATTATGTGATAGAACCTGCAGAATTTATTATAAAAAATAAATTAGATTTTCCAACAGGTAATGTAATAAAATATCTTTTGAGACACTCTAGAAAAGGTAAAAAGAAAGATTTAGAAAAAGCAAAACATTACATCGATATGATTATAGCTAGAGATTATAAATGAAAGTTCCT